AGCGTTGCCGCCTCATAGATGAAGGCGACGGGGGTTGTTGCTGCAATCGTTGTCGGGTTGCCGTAGCGTGTTTGCCCGGTGTTTGCATTCAACGTCAGCGTGGTGACCGTTGAGCGCGTTCCGATGCAAACGATCTGGCCATTTAGCGGGTTTGCTGGCAGAACGATGGTCAGTGTTGCGATGGTGGCAGTGTGCTTGAGAATTAGCGCGGCAGCGTTGTCATTTACCGTCACAGTTGTGCCGGTTGTGGGTGTTGCTACTTGCAGCGCACCATCAGGGATTGAGTAGCCAAGGTTCGTGAAATTGGCGTCCACCTCCGCGTGCGTAAGCGCACTGCCTTTGCCGATTCGGGTAACGATGGTGCTCATGGCTCAAATACCTGGGTAAAGGTGGCTTGGATGGTGGCGCGATTTAGGTAGGGTATCGACTTGTTCCAGGTGTAACAAATCCATTTGTAGGTAGTGGCGGAATCTGGGGGTGCCCAGTCGAAGCTAACGCCGTCTGCGGCGCGGGCGTCGAGGAAGGCTTCAATGGTGTCGGCATCAGTTTCGGAGACTTCCCAGGTCAGTGACCATTGCTTAGGGTTTTGGTTGAGGCCGAACGAGATTCTTTGGGAATACCCGTCGCCAAACTGTGTTTGGCGCACTTTTGGCTGGCTCGTTTTTTGAGCCCCGTAGGTTGGAGAGATGGATGGGAAGGTAGCCATCAGAGATCCAGCGTGATTGCACCAGTGGTTACAAAATCACAGCTCATTGTGGTGATGTCGTCGCGGTTTGCACCGTAGGAAGCCCTGTTGATTATACCGTTAAACACGATGCGTTTCGTGTCTGTTGCGGATATGTACAGCTCGAATAAAGCCGCACCAACGTCGGATGCGGAGTTGACAGCCTCAATAAGAGATACGTTGTCGCCGGTGTAGATCAGGTTGATGGTTCCAGAGCCGGAGATGATGCCGCCTACTTGTCTGACGTAGGTTTCGTTGACTCGGGTAATGTCGTAGATCTGTTTTTCTACGTTCATTGTCCACTCGGTTACCTGCACGACGTCGGCTGCGGCGCCGCCTGTGCTGTTGAACTTTACAGAGCCTTGGTAGCCGTAGTAGTAAGCCATTAGGCGAGCAAGCCTCCGGGACGCTTTTGTTTCACGAGTTCGGCTTGGACGGCTGCAGACACTGCACGAGCTAGTTCGTTGGCCTTTGGCTCGTCTCCTTGTACTTTAGACCCGCTGGCATCCACGTTGACCACCACGTTGGTGGTGTCGCCGCCTAGCTGGTTGTTGGGCACAATGCCACCGCTGCGGCCTGGGACGAACAACTCGGGGCCTTTTTCGCCGACGATGTAGGGCGAGCCAGCAGATACGGGACCGCCTGCTGCTCTAAATCCAATAGGGCCAACCCCAAATCCGACAGCAGGATTTAATTTGCCCGCAGCGGCCGTGGCACCCGCAAGATCCATTCCGCCGCCGGGGAAAAGGCTAAGGACACTGTTGAGGATCGTCATTTCGATCCACTTGGCGATGATCTGGGCCGCCATGTCAAGGAAGCGGTCGGCAACGCTTTGGAAGAAGCTGGCGAGGGCTTCCTGGGCGGTCATGGCGCCAGAAATGACGCCTTTGAACGAGTCACTGAACGCTGCGCCTATACCCTCGGCGGCTGTTGTTATTTGCTGTATAGGATCTAACAGCGTATTTAGTTCACCTTTAACACCTATAAAGGCGTTTTGTAGACGCTTTTCTGGAGACTGTTCGGCCGTGGCTCCAGCTATTGCAGCGCCTCTAGCAGTACGCAATCTATCTCTACGCTCTATTAAAGATTCAAGCAAGGCTTGTTGATTAAACAAGGTTTCGTTTTCTGCTTTTAGCGCTTCGAGCTCTGCAATTTGTATGTTAAGAGCCCCCACTGCGGGATCATACAGCTGTTCGATCTTCGCTAACTGCTCGCTAAGTGCTGGAATTGTTCCGTTCAAAATGCTGTCATTGTACGTTGCTTGGTAAATAATCAAATCGTTTTGCGCCTTAACCATCTGGTTAAGCGGTGCAATAAAAGCCTGTTCAATACTTGCAAGCAACTGCAACCTATTACGATCTTCGTCTGTAAGTTGTTGGGCTGTTTGCAGTAATTCTTGATACGCAGCAATTTGGCGGGCCAGGGAATCGTTTGCTGCATCTATACCGCGTGTATCCGCACTCAAAGCGGGTAGCGCACCCATGCCTGGGATTTTGGATGGCATCTGAAGAAGTTTTTGTCCTTGCGCGGCTTGTGCTTCAGCCGGGGCTAAACGAGCCAGTGCAACGTCGTTAGCTTTAATTAGTGAGTTGTAAAATTTTTCGGCGTCAGTCGTTAATTTGCCTTGTGCCCGAACCAGTTCACGCTGAACTTTGGTTTGCTCTGTATCTGCTTCAAGCTGGGCGCGTACTTTAGCCAGCTCTATTGATACCGCTGCTATTTGACGCCTGTAATTTTTAATGGATATTTCTTCGTTCTCTCGGTTAATATCTTTATTGATTCGTGCAATTTTTACGGTGTTATCGTAGTTTGTGCGTGCAATAGTTTTGGCAACATCTAATTTATACCTTTCGTTTTCTACATCAAATTTTAGCATTTCTAGCTTAAACTGTCGTTCATTATTGGCGGCCTCGTTATTTATTTCTGCCAATCCAGTTCTATAGTCATCTACTGCGTTCATCAGAGTGGTAGCCGCATCTGCACCTGGAGCAGCCATAAGTTCGCGCTCTTTTGAGGCATTTCTGGCTATTTCAATACGAATATCGCCTTGCTTTTTCAGCAGTTCCAGTTCTTTTCCTAAAGCTTGCACCTGGGTGTCGAACGCTTTTCTTTGTAGCTGCTCGGTCAAGTCAAACTGTTGACGTTGTAGCGCCAGCACCATATCTGCATATTGCTCCGCGTACTGTCTTTTTTTATCGTTTAAAGTTCTCTCCAGCTCGGCCAATTCTGTGTACAACTTTTCGCCGTCTTGTAGCCGGGCAGTCAATTCTTCATTACTAAGTTTGATGTTTGTCTGAGTTTGTTTTTTAGCAAGTGCTTCGTATTTTGCGATAATCGGCTTTTGCGCTGCTTCTCCTCCGCTTAAAGAAGCAAACATTTCTTTTTGGAACTGCGCTGCTTGTTCTGGCTTTAAGTTTTTTGTTATAGTATTTACGTTTGATTGTGATGCGGTAGACGGGGCAAATTTAAGTACGTCAGCAATAAACTGTAGCAAGCCGGCTAAGGGACCTGCTAAGGCTACTTGCAGTTGAAGATTTAAGTCTGCCCATGCTCTGTTGAGCTTAGAAGATGCGTCACCTAAATTTTGAAGACTTGCTACGCCTTCATAACCAATTTTTTTGTTCAGCTCTTCTTGAACAACTTGGAGCGCCAGGGAGGACCGTCCGGCTTCCGCGTATTGCTTTGCCAGAAATTCTGTTTCTTTAGATGAGAAGAGCGCGCTGTCGCTCATGTGCTGGATTGTTGTATCCAGCGTCCGCACAGCTTCACCAGCGACACGCGCACCAGCAATAACACGGTCCACAATCGTGCCGATTGCACTGGTGACAATCGACATCATGGGGTTGCCGGGAATAAAACCGCCGGCAAAGCCGCCTACAACAGCGCCAGGGCCTCCTCCAAACAACAGCGGAAATGCACCACCAATTAGTGCGTTCTGAAGAGCACCTCCACGATTATCTTTGCTGGCAGCCCCGGCACCACCGCCTGGAGCAGGAGGTTTTGTTCCGGGTGGTTGCGCTCTTTGTGTATTTGCAATAGCTTTACGCAACAGCAATTCGTTGCGAAGCCCGTTAAGAATTACGTCAATCTGATCTAATTCTGCTTTGGTTAGTTGGGCGCCTTCTGACTTGAGCTTGTTGTTAAGAGTTTCTAGGTGGTTAATTTCATGGTCGACTTGTAGCCCTTTAGCTTTGTACTCCAGAGCTTTTTGCTCCAGGATCAGGCCGGATCCAATTATGTTCTGCAGGCGTTTCTGCAGAGTTGTCTGGGTGTTAAGAGTTTGCTCTGCGGCTTTAGCTGCTGGGGCTTGAATCCCGCCTGTAGCCATCCAAGCAGCAGGAGATCCGGGGACAGGAGGAAGTCCTCCCGGACGTCGCCCGAACGTACTTTCAGCTGCCCCAGCAGTCATGGAGCTAGGGCGCATCAGCGCCTCTTCAGCGCGATTTTTGCGTTCGTACGCAATGCGTTGGTTTCTGAGTTCTACCGTTAAACGTTTAGCGACGTCCAGTTCGTTATTAGCTAAAGCCTCGCTGGCTTGCGCCAGTCGATTCTGCAGGTCTTCTTGCTGTGTTTCTTTTAACTTTGCCTGGACAATCTGTTGACCAGTTATAAGCTGCCTGTATTCCAAATCGGCTGCCTGCTTTGCAAAATTAGCGCGTTTTTGAAAAGCAGCTACGGTGTCTAACCGCGTTGCTGGACCGGCAGCAGAACTAATCCCAGATGTTTGTCCCGCAAGCCGGGCGGTACTTAAACGAGCGCCAGTACCCGCAATGGCTTCTTCTAAAGCCCTAAAGTCGTTTGAACCAATTTTTACAGTTTTTAATACATTTTCTAGTGCATCTTGGTAAAAAGTTAGACCTTCTATTGTATCGGGTATACTTTTGCCCAGTGCTACTACGTCCTGCACATTCATACCGCTTACTTTCATATTTACACCAAACGCTTTTGCTTGAGTTCGGGCAAACTCGTTAGATACTTTGTTTGCGGCTACAACTGCATTTCTATACTGGTCTGTGCCAACGGTAGCGTTGTTAGCAATACTACGAAAAGTACTTAACTGCGAATTGAGTCCTGCTAAAGTTTTAGAGTACATATTTATTGTCTGTTCTGTTCCCCCAGCTGTTATTTTGAACTGCCGCGCACCTTCTTTTGCGCCGGCAAAACTTGCGACGAGATTTTCTAAATTTTTCTTGAGTTCTCTTGTTTTTTCGCTGCCTACCGCTTGATCGAATATGTTTCGTTGCTGTTTTATGCCTTGAATAAGAGTTTGTATTTTGCGTGCGCTACTTTCCAGCTGGTCAAGAGCCTGTTGACCTTTAACGCTTACTTCGATTACAGCGCCGTAGTTTGCCACAGATCGACGTTGAAGCCTTGTACAGCAGTCTACGCGCTAAAAAGCCGCCGGGGTTAGCGGCGGCGTTTGGCTTTGTCGAGTTCCTTTTGCTGGTCCTCGTTCAGGATTTGGAAGTAGGCGCTCCAGCCGAGCAATTCCTCGGTGGTCATCGTGGTGCTGATTTCGGAAAGGGTCTTGCCTAGCTCTTTGGCGACTCCGAATTGGAGCATGAGCCAGTTGTCTTTCCGAAGTTCGGCACTCAGGATTTTGGGTCGATTGGCTCCGCGTCGTCGGTCAGGATCGCCAGCATCAGGGCTTGCAGGTCCTTGTCCTTGACTTCGTTCTTCAGGACGTCGATTTCGCCGGGGCTGAAGATCTTGGCGCCAGTGTCGTCCAGGGCTTTGGTGATGAGCAGCTGGAGGGCGAAGGCGTTGGCGTCGTCAGACTTGGCCTGTTTTTGGGCGCGTTCGCGCTCGGCCATGGTCAGCGGGGTCACCCACATCTCAAAGTCGCTGCCGTCGCTAAGCGTGACGGTCTTTTTGGTAGGCTCCAGGTTGGCGGCCTTG